GTAAGTGTAAGAAGCATACATCGCCGCACCTCAAGCGTTCCGGAGGAAGAGGGCCAAATCAATTTTACTATCTATAACTTCCACACCGCGTAATAACGCTCCTAGTATTGCACGTCGCTGGAAGTGAATCGGACCTCGTAATACATGTTGCTGTAAGTTTTCATCATTTACTAATACTAACGCATGCATCTTAAGCTCCTCATAACTTATATCGTAATGCTGATTACCTAGGAATATGGGATGAACTCGTGCCGATCGGGTTAATCTCTTCTGATGAATCGCACTCGAGTGTTCGCTCCTAGATGCAAGTAATAAAAACTCACTATATGCCTCTCTGAAAGTGCGTCCAACTGCTTCCTGCGCTCTACCTCCTAATATATGCCAATGCATTGAGAGATCTTCATAATAAACGAATTCCAACCCCAAATCGAACCCCAGGAAAAAAGATTCATTCTTATGATGATGTGATATAACATGAAACATGAAAACGTCATCAGAATCCCATGGCGCTGCATAAATGTGCAACATGGGCTGTTGCGTGAAGGGAATTCGAAATTTCATAGCTGTTTGAATCGGAATCTTCTTCTTATCAGCTGCACCTATTTCTTCTAAATCATCCTCTAACACCTCCTTAAATTTAGGTAAAACTTCCTCAACAATATGTTTCACCTCTCTTCCATTCTCTCTAACTCCAGTTAGCTTTGCGCCAACCCCTATAGCCAGCTGTCTATCAGTGACAAGATCACTTCCCATAATCGCACGCAACGTAGTGGGTTGAACTTTCGGTGTACGTAAATGAGAAAGATCGATCCCCGATAAAGCGTGTATTACCTCTTTTAATTTATAAGCCCCCTCCACCGCTCTTGCACTTGCGATCGCCGCAGCCATCCCCGCTCCCGCAATTGGGACCTCTTCCGCAGCTGCTTCTAAGACGTCCGCGGTCATTCCTGCGATCTCCTGAATCGCTTCCTCCTGCATTCCTTCTTTCTCTATCTCAATGGCACCTTTTAACGCTTCAATCTTACTTCGGTACTCACTTACCATCTTAGTTTCATTATCGCTCCGTTCAGCTGCCTCTTTTATCAGTGCTCGCTCCAACATCATTAAACTCTCTTCTTCCTTTGTTATTATCTTGTCTTGAACTCGCAGTGCCGCCTCTAAGACATTGATCTGGCTCTCCTCCGCCTCTTCTACTGCTTGCTCTTTCGTTAAGTATTCATGAACCATCTTCAAATCCTTCCCATATATATTGACGAGTTTTTCATTATGCTTTATCCTGATTTGATCATATTTTCTATCATCCTCCAGCTCTCTAATCTTCTTCTGCATCCCAACTTCGCCCGGACTTATCGGATCTGGTATTTCGTCACCACTTCCTAGTATATTTAATAATACGGCTTGTTTAACTGTCTCACCATATGACTCACCTGTAAGGATTGATTGTACACTCCCTTGTATCACTCCATCAATAGCTGCACTTCCGATCTCGCTTTCTGCAAATCGCTCCGCTGCCTTACCAATTGTTTTATATATCTTTTGAGCTGTGTTAGATGTCAATGCAGATGACACCTTCTTCCCAAATTTGCTTAACGATTTGATTATTTTGCCCATCTTTCCACCACAATGCAGAACTTCTTTTTACATCACAATGGTCGTA